CTTCACTACTGAGTTGGCAAACAGCGACCTACCACCCCAGCAACAGGGGTCCCTGTTCACATTCTATAAACGCTATGCGTTGAACGCCGCCGTTGGTGTGGCATCAGGCGGTGAAGACATTGACGCAAGCGATACTCTTGACGGTGGCAAGGTTGCGGAGATTGTAAACCTACCACCAAAAACAAAACCAAGACCGGCTAAGTCAACCGACACACCGGACTGGAATGGTTGGGAAGCACACATCCGCACCCAACTTAGCGATGTAAGGACAAATAACCCTCAAGGAATTGATGAGTGGTTTGTTGCTTTGCAAAACGAGTTTGAGGGGTTCCGTCAGTTTGATTCGATGGCCCACAAAACACTTGTTGAAGAAATAAATCAGGCAAAGAAGGAGTCGAGAAATGGCTGATTATGATAACACCAATCAAGGTGCGCTCCATCCATGCAAGGATGGCGAGAAGGTTGTCCGTCAGGGAACGGTTAACATCGCCGGTCATGAGCGGGAAGTAATTCTCATTCAGAAGACCATCCCCGACAAAAAGAACGGCGGCACTCAGGATATTTTCCAAGCCTATGTAAAGGCGGGGGATATCTATATGACCGACAAAACCAAAGCCAAAGACCCTGAGAAGGCATCCGACATGGATGGCTACTTCAAGTCAGACCTTGGCGAACACAAGGTGTGGTATCGGGCCAGAGTGTCAAAGAACAACAACAAATATACCGCCGTATCATTCGGTCAGGAAAAAGGCTCCTACCAGAATGGTAATGGTGGCGGGATGGCGGCGTCAGCCGCGCCAGCACAGCAGAACATCTCTGCTCAACTGGATGACGATATCCCGTTTTAAGCAGGAGTTGGTTAGGTCGGCGGGTTTTCTAGGGTTTACTCGCCGCCTTAACTGCCTTGGGTGTGGGTGTCCGGGTCCGGTTCACGCACACCATATCACCTACGCAGAGCCGTCAGGAATGTCGAGGAAGGTAGGTGACAACTGGACGGTGCCGTTGTGTGGCTTGTGCCATCAGGCCTTACACAACGACCCGTTAGGTGAACAACTTCACTGGGCCGACCTTGGGATAGACCCGATGGAAGTGGCTCTGGAGAACTGGAATGCGTTTACACAGTTGCCTCAGAGAGGGTGATTAACTTGGCCGGTCAAGCAAGGTCAGGGTTAGGCGAAGCCGGAGTGACATCCATGCGAAGCCAAGAACTGATAGGTCCCTCTCGCCGCACACCGAGAACCGACATTGCCGTGTCTATCTCGACTTCCCCAGCAGTGCGGTATCATGTGCCTGTCAGTCTATTGTGAGACGATGTTTGGACGCGAGATGCTCCTCACATCGCAAAATTTGGGGAAGGGTTTGCTCATTGCCCTTCCCCATTCACCTTGGAGTTGATTGATGAAACCAATACCACAGCATGCGTTTACACAAGTGTCAGGGTTTGAGGCCAAGAAACATAACATGCGCCAAACCAATGACGGCCTGTGGCAAGTAACGCTAACTGTCCATGAGTTTGGAAATGCTGACTGGTTGATACACGCCGCGCCGGGAACTCCCTTGGCTGTCGGCCTCAAGGCAATGGATTATGACAATCCAGAACGCCTAACTCAAACCGAGAACCCCTTAAAGAAATTTGTAACGAGAGCCGCACTGTTCTGCAAGGACAACAGTTTTCAGGTCTTCCTTGGGTGCCGGTCAGAAGCGGAAGCATCCACAGAGTTAAAGGACAGGCTGTCCATATCAAGTCGAGCAGAACTAGCCGACCCCGACAACACAGACGCAAGGGAATTGTTTGATGAAATCGTTGAGGACTTCAAAGAGTGGAAGAAGCAAAATGCCTAAGCGTAAGAAACATACTGAGATAGAAGTTGATTTCTTCACGCCTTTGGAACTTTCTAAGAGATGGCGTGTCTCTGCTAAGACGATACAGAATATGGCAAACGATGGAAGGCTGAGTGCGATTAAGATTGCAAACAGGATACGCATACCAAAACATATCGTATCCCTCATTGAAAAAGGAGAAGTAGTATGCGGGGAAGACTGCTCAAACGAGGTGCTGTCTGGCATTTTAGATACACCAACCCGGAAGGCAAGACGACAACCGTCAGCACTGGCCTTGAAGACAAGAATGAAGCACAACTCTGGTCAACAGAGTTCCTTGCCGAGTTAAACCAACCGAAGAGATTCGTCACGATTGCCGATGTCCTTGACCTTTGGGAAAGGAAGAAGGCGAAGGAAGGTGGCGACATGAAAAAAGGCTATAGCAACCTAAGAAGGCTTAGGAAGGCCTTTGGGGATGTTTCACCCTACGACATACGCAAATCCGTTGATGCCTACATAGAGCGGCGTCAGGGCGAAGTAGCAGACAGCACTATATCCAGAGAGTTGAGTGACCTAAAAGCGGCACTCACATGGGCGCACAACCCACGGGGTGGCGGTTTGTTGACTAAAGCACCGGATAAGGTTTGGTTTAATGTAAAGTCTGGGGTGAGAACAACGGTTGCTACAGTCGAACAACTACAGCGACTGGCCGAGGCGATTGAAGAGGAAGAACCATATGTCAGGACTGCCTTCTACTTAGCGGTGGGAACAGCCCAGCGTGTAGGCGCGGTCCTAGACCTGACGACAGACAGGGTACGCTGGGACTTAGGCCACCTAGACTTTAACAACCCAAACCTACGAGGAAAGCGCAAGGGCCGGTCAACAGTTCTGATACCGGATGAACTGACTGACATGCTAAAACATGCCTGTGATACAAGCCAAAGCGGATATGTTGTGGAGAGAAGTGGAAGGAAGGTAAGCAAGTCTATTCTTCACCATGCGTGGATATCTGCCCGGAAGAAAGCCGGGGTCGAACATCTTTGGTGGCATGACTTACGCCGGACATGGGCAACCATGGCGGCAAGGGAGCGTGTGGATATGATACAGATATCCAGACAACTAGGTCACTCCAGCATACGGATTACTGAACAACACTACGCCCACTTCCATCCTGATTACATGGGAGAGGCACAGAAACATGCCGGACGGATGTTGCAAAATTTCGTCAAACGACCCTAGTTTCGCGTCTTATGGTGCAAAAATGTTGCAAACGCTCGTAACTATTTGAAACCGTTAAAAAGCGGTGGCGGGAGTGAGGCCACTGCACCTTAATAAATTCAATGGGTTATGCCGCTTTGCAACAATTTTGCAACATTATGAAGGAACCCCAAGAGCGGCCAGTCTAACACTGAGCCGCTCTGCTCTCTCCGGGGTTTGCTTTGCCCAACGCGAGTCGAGAATTTCGTCTGAACAATCTAGCCAATGGCCATCGTTGGCCAACTGAATACTGCGCTTGAATTTACTGAGACGCGGTCTGCCTAATTGAAAGCACATATTAGCGAATATATGCTGTGCCTCTTCAGGCATGCCATCGAAGTTGTCAAAGATAATCCGACAGTCGGCAATCGTTACCTGAATGTCCTGCTCGAACAACTCGTTTACACGCTCGTCAGATATCTTGTCGCCAATCTCATCGTAATATTCTGGGTCCTTTAGTGTGACTAAATGTCCAATCCCTACAGTCCTATGACCTTCGCTACAGAGGTACTGGTCATTGCGGCGGCCTTCATCGGCTTCGATTTCTTTGCGAAGTTGTTCAATGTTCATCGGGCTTGCTCCAGATTTCATATGTAGTTGTATGACTGTTCGGCATATCCCATATCGCAACAGCCAAGGCTCTATCTGGTTTCCCGCCTTTACCAAGATAATCTTCTCGCCAGTCCATGTTCACAAACCGTGACGGTCTGTATTTCTCAAACTGCTCACGGCCTTTCTTGCAGGCCCATAGACGCTCAGGACATACCAACGCCATCCGCTGGACCCCAATGTCAAACGCATGGTCTATGAATTGTCGTATGGGTTTGAACGGTGGGTTGGTAATTAGGTTGGGTGTTAGGGCCTCTGTGTATTCAAAGAAGTCCTTACCCTCTTGAATGTCGCCAGAGAGAACAACATTACCTCTAGCCCTCATCATCTCAACTACTCGCCCGTCACCAGCACACGGCTCCCAAATCGCGCTGGGACCCCAGCCAATATTGTCGAGCAAAGCCGTTATCACAGATACAGGTGTCGGATAGAAGTCGTGCTTATTTCTCATGATTGAGCCAGACTGCAAAGGCTCCCGTCATCGCGCCGGTAACTACACTAACAAGTGCGGACTGCTGGGTGGTTGGTTCTGGGAGGCTCATGAACCATTCAACAACTCGCCATGAAGAAATAGACATGCCAATCATCATAAGGCGAGGTAGGAGTTTCCACGCAAGAATGCGCTCCATCGTTAACTCAGCCATCACTTTTTCCTGAACTTATCCAATCCACGGATACCAAGTGCGGCAGAACAAACCAAGAACAAGAGATACTGATACCAATCTGGCAGTTCGTTTAGTCTTTCAAATCCTGTCTTGACGACTCCATCTAAGCCGGGGATGAAGACTAGTACGCATGGGATTAGAATAACTATTGTAACAAGTTCATCTTTCCATGAACTTTTAGTCCCTTCGGCCATGATGATTTCCCACTTACTGTCGTGGGTTGCCGCCGTCTTCATTATCTCAGCCTTGGCCTCTGCTTCTGTCAGCGCGAGGTTAGCCTTGGCTTGCTGTTTCTTTGCCTGACCTTCGAGAAAACTTCCAGCAAGGTTGGCGATTGGACCTATAAAAGATGCCCACATAATTTCTAAACTCCGGGTTTATATTTGCATTGATATGCCTTGACCATCATCCACGGTATTGCACTGTGAATACTGGTAGCCATCTCACCGATGCGCTCGACACAGGCCTCTGTTGTTTGATAAGGCCCTCTACTGTCGTGCGCCTCCAAGCATTGAGGCTCCCCATTGAGGACCCCACAAACCAAGGCGATTGCGTAATACATTTCGGACACACCGAATCGGGCAGGCAATGGCTAAACAGCCAGAGGATTGCCCCGTTCCCTTCCCCATAATTATAGAATTTTGGAAAAGTTGGTGCTTGTTTTGTGTGAAATTTATTTACCTATTCTATCTAGGATTCTTTCCACATTCTCAGCAATCTTATTCCTACGAGCAATAAGAGTATTCAGCCGCTGTTTCTTTGTGGCCGCATCAAGTTTGTCACTACTACGGATTTTGTTTATCTGCTTGGTCAATTCGCTAATGGTCTTTGCCATTTTGTTAATCTGCTTGCGTTGGCCGAGCAACTGACGGTTATCTTTCATCAGTTCCATGGCGGCTTCTCTCTTGCCCTCTTCACGCAAGGCACGGATGCCGGAGTAGATTTCGTTAGCCTCGCGTCTCAGGTCGTAGAGTTCGCCCACCCAACGGTTAGCGGGGTCTGCCCCCTCCCGGATAAACCGGGACACACCGATGGCGTCAGCGAATGGCATGATACCTTCCGGTTTCTCTGGAATAAGTCCAGCCTCAGACAGCACAGTGTCTGTCCCCGCGATGAAGGACATACCGAGAGTTCCGAGATACCCACGAACAAGCGTCTCCAACTGTGCAGGACTTACGCCAACCGCACTGGTTACGCTTCCCAATTGCCTGACAACCTCTGGTGTTGTGACGCTGTAACGCTGGTCTTTAGGTAGGTTCCGCATTCTTGCACTTTCAATATCGCGGCCCCGGAAGAAATCATAATTCGTGTAAACTTCGAGAACAGGCTTGACCACCTGTGGTATCGGATTAAATGAGAAGGTATTCAGGAATGTGTGCGCGGCGGCGTCAGCAACATAACCCATATCCTCATCACCTGAAGCAAACTCCGCAATAACCTGTGGCAATGTCTGGGCAAGCGCACCCACCTCAAAGGCCTTCGGTATTAGGATGCGGTAGTCCCCGATATATATGATGTCGTTAGCCATCTTCCGATAAAGAGGTTCATCATCCCAACGCTCGTCATCCTTGTTGGCAAAGTAGATGGCCATGGAGATGCCGCCAAGCATAGCCATCCGCATAATAACCCGCTTGCGGTTTGCCTCAGCCCCCTTCAGTGCCGTGCCGGTGCGGTACAAACCTTGAATACGGGCATTAAGGAATGGAACCATAGGCAGGAACAGCGAGAGTATTTGGCCGGTTCTGGTCTGAGGGTTGCCCTTTCGGTTGAAGTTGACAAGGTTTAGGGCTTGATATGCGGCCTCTGTTTTGGAGCCGGTCTCACGCAAAACCGCACGATAGATAGTGTCACGGGTCGCAAGTTCTGATGCTTCGCCAACCGTCTTCAGGCCAGATATAACCTTGGGCAATATCTTTGCGGCGTTCCACTCTGGGTTCATTTTGTCCTTGAACACCTTGGCAAAGTCCCGCGTGTCTTGTCCATATGAGTAACCACCAACACCCGCAATAGCCTTCATCTCATTAGACACACGGTCATTCGAGATGACATTCTTGAATCCTTTGATACCGCCAATGATTGGGACAAACTTCGCATCAACGGTTGCGTAGCCAGCAATATCACCCCGTATTAAGTTGGCAATCATAAAATTGGGAGCCAGCGTAATAGCATCCCGGAACACACCCGTAATCTTCTGGACCATATCCATCAGGCCGGTCAACTGAGGTGGTGAGAACGCAGACAGTGCCATGAAAACGCGGTGGTTAAAGTCAGTGATAACCCCGTTATCGTCAGTCAAGTCCATATAAACCTTCTGGCCGTTTTCATAGTAAGTAACCACAAAGTCTGAGTTCTTACCCAAAGCCTCTGGTGTTTTCTTAGCCATCTCAAGGCGTTCCATCGCCTGAAGTGCGCGGCCCATAGAGACATTCTTCAGGCCTGCACTAATCATCGCTTGGTTGTTCTTGATGACATTCTCATACAAGTCACCAATAGTCCCTTCGCGGCCAGTCAGTTCCCTGATGCCAGCATCTGGATTGTTGAACACCTGTGTTGTCCGTGGGCCGAGGATGGAGTTACGGAACATTCCCTTCTTAGTCCCATACTCCTCTTCTTCCATCATCTTGTAGTATGGAATGTAGTCGATGGACATACCGTCACGCTGTGCTTCAGAGATGACGCCGGTATCTACAAGGAACTGTAGTGTCTTCTGGTTGAAGGCGTTGTAACGGTCAAAGACATCACGGAACTCCGCGCTCTCGTAACGAAGCCCGTCAGAAATACGCTCCTGTGTAAACAGTTTATCTAGGTTAACTTGGCGTTCTTTTAGTTTATCTATCTGCGCTTGGATTTGTTTCTTTTCGCGCTTCTTCTTGGCAGTGGCAAGTTTCTGCTCAAGCAGGGCCACCCGTCTCTGCCCGTCCTGTTTGAGTGTTACAGCGCGGCGAGCCAGCGCATACATTTGAAATTCACGATACCGTTGGCCGGAGCCAATGTTCTTGAATATGGAGAGCAAACCCTCAGATGTCGGGTCAACATCCAGTTCACCCGTCTGTGGGTTGTAAGTTAGGTTGCCGTGAAGTAATGCAAACTCAGCCCGACCACTTGCGTTAGTTGCCAGTTCAGCAAACTGGAAAGCACCTTCGTTAGCCTTCTTTAGTTTGCCTGCGTTGTCGAGTTTATCTAGTTCGGCTAGTGGCTGGAACCTGTTGACTAGGTCGTCAATCCAACGGTTTGATTTGAAGTATCTGAAGAAAGGTGTGCCAATCCGCTCGATGATACCCTTCTCATCGCCACGGGCAAGCAAGTCTGCCATGCCACCTGTCTGCCCAATGCTTTGAGGGCGAGCGGCGGCGCGATTAACATTTAGGACTGCTGAAGCTCTTCCGGTAGTTCCGCTTCCAGTTCCGCTGTCCACGGCTTCGGTATCCCGTCCGGGTACGCCCAGTCCAGATAGTTCTTCCGTGTTACTGGCTGTCCCAGATGTTTCAGCAGTTCCACTATATGGTCCTGCCCACTCTGGTGCCTTAAATCTTCCGGCCTCATTTAGGACCTCCTCTCTTGCTGTATCTATATCTATACTACCATTCTTAAAACGGTTCCAGATATTCTCAATCTTGGCGACATTGGATTCCTGAGCCTTGAAGCTCGGTGTAAACAGTCCGCGAACGGCCTCCCAAGTAATGGACTGCATCTCTCTTGCCAGCACACCCCGGCGGTCAGCCGCTCTGCGATATGCCTCAGCATACACACCATAAAGCCCTTGAACTCCTGTGTTCTTGGAGTTTGCTGTACCGGGTCGGCCTTTGACCGATGTCGAGCCAAAGTTATGGTCTACTTCAATTGAGATTGACGAGAGCGGTTTGAGGAGCGCGGCGGCAACAGCGTGGGTGTCGATGGTCACATCACCTGATTGTGAGTTAGGGGCAATGATGTTGTTAAAGAAACTGCGGATTTTGTTCTTGAAGCCCATGCCTGCACTAATATCTTGTGGGCGGTCCATAGCATCTACTGCTTTGGCTATCTCATTCAGGCTTCCCCATCCCGTTTTCTTTGGTTGACCGTTCTTCGTTTTGGCAACGCCCATAAAGTCCCCTTCAGGGGAGACTACCTGATGGCTACGGTCATTGTATGTTTCATCATAAATGCGTATCCACATAGCCTGATAGATAGGCTGGTCCTCAAGCATTTGCAGACTACCAAGCGAGGTGTCGTTTCTACCAGTCTTTCCAGAAATGTAGTCCAGCATGTCTTTATACTTCGCCGCCCCGAAAATCTTATTGGCGGTTTCCATCATCTCTGGTGTGAAGGTGAAGTCTGCCTTGTTCGTTTTGATATCAATGATGCGTTCAGCGAGGGAGACATTCATAAACCAGTCTTTTTGTGGACTAGTCGCCGCCATCACTGCCGCCACTACCCGTGGTGGTACGCCAAATCTCTTTGCAAAACTGTTGGCAATCTTATTTGCACCAAGATACCACCGCTTAGAACGCTCACGGAAGTTGGCATCAACTCCGTCAAATATAAACACAAGGTTATCAGCAAGGCGGTTTATAAACTTCTCAACAATAAGCCGGTCACCACCACGCAACTCTTTCTTACTAAGTGCGTTGTAGTCTCTAATCAAAGCCGCTGTCTTAGCGAGAACCTTTGGGTTATCGACAATCTGTTCAATGCCAACCTGAAGCGTTTCTGCCAGCGGGTCTTCTTGGGCTTTTGCCCCTGCCGGGAACCGGGTACTAATCCTGTCCCCGTCAAGGCTGTTTACACCAAGCACAACACTTGCCCGGTCTGCGACCTCTTGCTCCTCCATAACTGGGGTTTCAAAGCCCCGCTGGTCAAAACGCTGTGCGGTTCTTCCAGTGCTAACATCCCGCATCACATCGCCAAGATTGCGGAATCCGCGACCTCTCATAGCGTTAAACAATCGAGGCAAGAACTTAGAAACAAAGTTGAAGAAACGCTTTACCGCACCACCCATACTTGGGACGCTACGGCCTGCTCTACGGGCTTGGTCGTAGGCTTGGAAGGTGTACGCCGCCAGTTCACCAGCGGTCATCTGCCGGTCCTGAATCTGTGCATATAGATTTGGCGCAAGTTTCTTTAAGAGTTTGGCCGCACGGGTTTTGCTTGGCGTTACAATGCGACCCGGCTGGCCGAAGTGTGCATTGAGGATAGCCTCAGCACCCTTGTCGTATGCAGAGAAATAATCCTGTAGCGTGTGGAAGGCTTCGTGCGCGGCAGTGGAGCGGACGGTCTCGGCATCCAACCCAAGGGCCAACTGTATCATACCGTTTACACGCTCTGATGTGCGGCGAGTATTTAGACCGGCAACCTGTGTGCCAGTTCCTCCGCTTGCCTCTGCCACGGCGGCATCAGCAAACAGTTTGTCCATGAACTTGACTGTATGGTCAGCGTTCTGGGGAAGAATTTCGTTCAGGATTTTAGCGGCGTCAAAAGCAACGATGACCTGATTAACAGTAAGGGACCGGTCTGTAATCGCTTGCTCAAGGGTATTGGCAATGCGCTCACCCTGCTTGCCCTGCTGGCGCAGTTCATCAATCCGTGCGGCAATACGGTCTTTAGCGGCCTGCACTTCCTCACGGGGTATTCTTGGACGCTCTTGTGTCTGTTGGGCGGTGGTGGTCTGTTGCTGTTGTCCTGTAGCGGCAGAGGCGCGGGTGGCGTTTAGAGCGACCTCTTCAGAGATAACGCCTTCGTCAACAAGTTGTTGTAGGGAGTCAGGGTCTCCACGCTGAACACCCATATCCTCACGGAGGATATTCACTGCTTTCTTTTGGTCACTCTTCTTTAGACCCTCTAAGAGACTGTTAACCTCCGAGCCTTGAACATACTCACCAAACTTATCAACCTCTTGCCATCCAGTCGGGATTGATTCGTTAGTGTATTTATCTGGGTCATACATGAGATAACGACTAGACTGACCGTCATTCACCTCAATTAAGGGATATGTGGTTTCATACCCAAACTTCTCCGGTGCCTTGTCTTGACGCCGTGATGGATTGCGGGGGTCGTATGCAGATACAGTCTGTGTTTTCCAAGTACCGCCTTGATTGGTTTCTTCAAGTGACTGAACCTCTGGCATAGTATCAAAGGCCTGCTCATACTCACTATCTGTGATTAGGCCTTCATCGTAATACTGGTCGAATACCTTGAAGTTTCTTTCGTTTATGGCCTGAGTAAGGGTTGCTTTCTGATTTTGATTAAGTCCCTTAACGCTATTAACCCACTCTGTTTGACCCAGTTTCTGTGGGGCTGGCTCAGTCTGAACTGGTGTTTCTGCTGGTGCCGGTGTAGCGGCAGGCTGTGCTGGGGCTGGGATTGGTGCCGGTGTTGTGTCGGTTTCTGGCTTAACGCGAGACATCTGTTCGAGTTGAGTTCTTACATCAATTTCTTGCTGTTGTGTCGCGTCAGGCCCAAGGAACTGCTTAATTGCTTCCCCAAGTTCCCTGTTGGTGCGGGTAACGGCACCCTTGAGGGCGGCTTTTTTCGGGGCATTGTCGCTTGCCTGTTCTGCCGCTTGGCGGTCTTGGGCTTGTCTGAATTTCTCAAACTTTGCAATTACCGGCTGTGGGATTTCGGCTGGCGCAGGCTTTTGTTCCTGCACCTCAACAGCCGGGGATGACTGTTCCTGCTGTCGGCGGCTTACAATACGAGGTAACAGTTTACCAATTTCGTCAGCCTTGCGTTCAGTTGTGATGCCGCTATTATCTACAATATCCCCAAGAAGAGGGTCGAGACCACGGTTTTGATTTGCCCAAGAAATAACCTCACCGTCTGTTAGCGACACCTGACCAGCACCGGTGTCGTATATTTTACGGCGTGGTTCACCTTGAGACTCACGGTTCATTGCCGCGTCACGGCGGTCAATTAAAGGCTTTAACTGCTCTGCCTTTTGTTCGTCTGTAAGAGTATTGTCAGCCCTGATATTAGCAATCTGCTGTGTAACCGCATCTAACTGTGGGTCAATCGCTGGGGCTGGTAGGAGAGTTCTTGGGTCAGGTTGACCAGCCATAGACTGTTCAACAAGTTCACGGCCACCCTGCTCAATGTCGGTTCGGACTGTTGTAATATCTTGGCCGAGTTGCTGGTCGCGCTCTGTTTTTTCTCTGGCCTCACGGCTTGCAGGACTTTCACCGGTGATGGCGGCTGTAGTTCCGCTAAATACCTTACCACCAATAGCACCACGCAAACCGGCGTCAAAAATGCGCTCAAGGTTTTCGTCACTAAAGAACTCACGAACAGATGGGTCTTTATATAGTTCAGCAACAATTACTTGATTGGCTTCCTGAGTTCCTTCGGTGAGGCCTTCAACAACTGCACCCTTACCGCCTTCAATCATAAACCGGGCAAATAGGCCTCGCGCTACTTCATCTCTACCTTCTTTAGATAGCTTTGAAGCTATACCAGCGGGGAGAATAGAATCCAGTGATGCGTTGAAGATGCCAACACCAAGGGCAACAGCGGCGTTAGGGTCGTCAGTTACCTCAAGCAATGAGCCATATGCTTCAGGGACCGTCTGAACACCGGAGCCAATAAAGGAACCGCCGACAATACCCTGTAGCTGTCCCTTTCGAGTTTGCTTTGTGATAAACTTTTTGGCCTGCTCTTCTGCCATGTCCTGAGCGAGGTCAACCGCTTTCTTCTTCGCAACCTCCTTACCGATAAACCCACCGACACCACCGCCCAGTAGCGATGTAACGATTGAGGGGGCGAGTTGACCAAGGCTTTCACCGGCATACAGTGCCGCATCGCCAAACCCATCAATGTCCTTATAAGTGGGAACGATGGATGGGGCTTCTTTGTTGAGGGTTTCTTCTCGCTCAAGGTATTCTTTGATGTTTCTGTCGCGGAACTCCTCTGCACCCACGATGTCCCCAGCCAGAGCGGGGAGCAAGTCAGCAATAAGGCTGTAAGACTGTTTGGTTCCACGGTACAGGCCGCGACCTACAGAACCAAGGAACCCTGTCTCATCCTTAATCTTCTGGCGGCGGTCTGCTTCCTCTTGCTCCATCTTTTGGGCGTAGGAGGTCTCAAGTTGGGCAACGGTTTTGTCGGGGTGATATTTACTTCTGTACGCTTCAATAAGCACTTCGTCCGGCTTATTGTCATACATAGGATATTGCTCGCGTAGAGCATCAATAAGAGCCATTGGCTAAATCCTATTAGTTAATACCCAGAGGGTCTGCGTTTTGGCTTGGCGCACCGGAAACATTACCGCCGTACAAG